CTTAAGGCTTGCTACCTATTACTCATCGCCAACGGTGCACCAGCATGCTGGTGCCACGTTTCGTATACCGATTGACTGAAAACGGGAGTAAGAGGGATTGATCCCACTTACAACCGTCTGAATGTGAGCCGTCGACGCCAAGACTAGTTTTTGCACCCTCAGAAAAATATCTGAGAAGCATAGACCAGCCAGTAATGTCGCGGAACACTGAAGGAGACTTAACGCCCCTGACGTAATATTGCACTTTTTGAAGGTGCTTATTCCATCTACGGCGCTTAGGTCTATATTCAGCAGAGACGCTGCGAAGACAGGGTACGGGCTGATTCTCCTCAATTGGAGAAAGGCCCATAGTACTGTCGGGGATACAGCCGTAAACGGCATGTAGCCTCTCTACGATATAATCGTAGGTTGCATAGTCTTGCCTATCCCAGAAAGAATTAGCATAGCTAATCCAACTAGTATAGACATCAGGACGAGATGACTCATCCCACACAGTCCTTAAACGGACAGGTGTAACATTGACGCCCTTAAAGGCGTCAACGCCGCAGGATTCCTTAAAGGACCCGCGGGTGCAACTCTTACTGCGGTTTATTTTTAAACCGAACAGTTCGAGTATGGCCATTGCGCTCTCGGCGTAAGCCGTTGGTACAATGACATCGTCACCATATACGAGGATTCCCTCACGGGTTTCCGCGTCCGGTGATGCGGCGGTTAGGATGGCCCAAATTGTCAACGCCATAATGGGAAAGCATAAAGCTGACCCCATTGGCGCGAACTTTTTAAGCGGTAATTCCTGACCGTTTGGCAACATAGTAGACATCGATCGACATGCTTCGAGGTAGGGAGTAATCCCGTCCGGGAAGATGAGACGAACGAGCTCGAGGTGAACTCTATCAGAAGCCTCTTTGAGGTCCAAGGTAGAGTACCATTCCGTGGAGGAGCCTAATAATGCCCCTCTTTGGTTTGGCCCTTGATCTGTAAAGAACACATTGAACTTTGAAATCCAATGATTCTCTACATGCTCCACAATAGCCCGACCCAAACCTTGTTGGACCCATTGAAAATCAACGGGTTCGCAAGAAATAAGCCTAGGGCCGCGAGAGTCTTTCGGTACGAGTAAAACCCGTGCCGGTAAGCTCTGATCTGTAATAGCCGAAAAGCTATTATAGGAATCACAGACGTGTCCAGACGACGCACAAAAGTAGGCGTCAAAAGGGTACAAATCTGTGATACGACTAGAAACATTAGACCAAAGGAACTTATCCCAGAGTCGCTGCTTAGTAGCAACTGCTCCGGGTCCGTGCCGCGGTCGAATGTTCGTTGGATCAAAGTGTTCGAACAGTGTGTTTAATACTTTTCGAGCACCGCGAATCACATCGAAGCGCCACATCTCAGGGGAAATTGGATGGTCAACCAGACCATACAACTTACGACGAGTGAAGCGATCTTTGAGATATAAAGGATACCGATCCCGCATTTCTGCGAAAAGGGCATCTAACTGTGAGAGGTCAGCTTCAGCCTGTAAAAAGGCCGAAACGACTTCTTGTTCTTGGATGTCTGTGTACGGTAATTCATACTTATAAAAAACTAAAAGTATGGTACGTACAACTCGGACGCATTTCGCGTCTGGATCGGGAAGGACACTACCGTCTTTTTGGAATATTAGACTAAAAAGCTCACCGAGAAACCTCGGAAGCTTGCTGCCGGTTATGGTTGCAAAACCAACGCTGACAGGGTTTAGTTTTATCGTTCCAGTAAGCGCCTGATCAAGGTGCTTACAAAGGCGGGGTAGGGTTTTCGTAAGAAAACCGGGTCCTTCAGTAAGACAGCGACGTTTAACGACTTGCGTCGTCAGACGAAGCTGCTTTGTGTTGAACACAACTCCATAACGCTGATGAGCGCTACGAAGCAGTGTGGCGATAAGTTCAAACTTATCTAGGCTCTTATTGGGTACCATAAGGTATTCCTCCTAGAGTCTGCCCACACCTACACCGTAGCTAAACCAATGAACCTACATGAAAACAACTAGTAAAAACCAGTTACTCCACATAAGCCTCCGCATGACCATGCCCCCGGGAACACGCAAGTCTTATCTTCGATTACTCGAAAATGAGATATTACGTGAACTCGTGACATGGCTATGCGAATGGAGGACACTCCACAATATCAGCGCTATCGTTACCTTGTTAGGCGACGATGGGCGTCCTATTGGACGGAGTGAACGGGAGCCGACTAATCGGCCCCCAAGAGTGACCGCACTAAATGAGCAACAAAGCGAAGGAGATACTCGACCCATAAGGGCCAGGCCTCTTTCGTCAAAGTGTTCGCATGAGCTCTGCAGAGCATGGATAGACTCGACTGGGACGTTAAGTCCCATAGAGAAAACCAAGCTAAGAAAGAAGCTACGCATGCTCGAGAAGCGTTCAAAGGCTTCCCGCAATTAGTGCGCCCGCGCCGTAGCCCGAACAGTCGTACAATATTGTTGTCGAAGCGCCTTGTGAGGCGCAAAACGACAGCAAGTTCGCCAAAGCGACAGCTACGTTCGTAGTCGCGGTGAGATTCCCAATTGGGATATCACCAACGATATAGAACGATATCTTTTCAACTTTGGTCACGTCGATAGAACCTGTGACAGAGAGATCAACTCTCACCACAGACCGTCGGCGTTTGCTTGTACCGCTACCATTTTCCTGGTGGGAAATGGTAATGCGATGGGGTAACCCGGGAGACTCGTTCACTTTAAGGAACGCCCGGCTACGACCAGTGACACTAAGTTGATTAAATTCAACTTCAGTGCCAACTGAGTCTTTTACTTCATTGGTTGTTAGGTTTGTCGGAATGGGCATACAGTTTGTTTTCTGCGTCGAGATTAAAGAGCTCGATACCTCTTGAATGCATTAACCACGCATTCGAGTGTTCTGGCGCCTGCGTCTTGCAAAGACAAGGGCAGCACCAAGTGTCAACTCTTGCGAGTTGAGACTACTCCCAAAAAAGGAGTTGTACTTAGTCGGAAGTTGTACGTCGCGGCGATACGCCTCTTCGTACAAATCCGGTAGGTAAGTGGTGCGGAGGATGGGAGACCAGGAATCGTTTGTGTTCGAATCAAATCTTACACGAACGCGCCTGGAGTACTTCCAACTCCACACATACCTTGATATGGCGACTGTAGGTTCCATGTTGAGTACCTTTCTGCCGTCTAGCCATCGATTTACATTGATGACCCAGTCGACAACAAAGGACCAAGGGATGGCGTTCCAAAGAATCATAGGGTTTAAATTAACCCCCATGGTATCAAGGAATGTCAACAAACGAGCATGCTCGTTTTGGAAAGAGGACAGCGTAAAGCTGTACTCCATCTCTGCATGGAATGTAGCAAGTTCCTGAACAATTACCTCTCTCGTAATATTAATACTACGACGATAGGCCTTCTCAACTCCGGTATAGCCCGGGGGGTTGTAATACCCCGCGAACTGTCCTAGGTTGAGAGCGTAATTCAAGGTCTGGTTAGACCCTGTGAATTGTGAAGGAAGGAATTTCCAAACAAAATGTTTGGTTCTTCTCTTGCCCTGCTGGTTGATGAGACCCCGAAGGGTCTTTTCAAGTCCAGACACTGCGCTATAAATAGCGCAAATGTCAGTCAGTAACGGCGCGATGTTAAACTTCCATTGGAGGTATCCATCGGCCGGCGCACGGAACAGTTCAGACAAGGTTTTCCCTTCAAGACTGTTAAAGGTCTTGCGAATTCTCTTTAGCACCTTCCGGTTCAACCGGTGAGGGACTAGATTGATAAGGGGATGTCTCTCAATGTCAACGGAATTCCGCAACGTCGTCGAACGAAGGTTTTTAACCATCGCAGGCAACGAACGGACCCACTGATTAAGGAGATGAACTGTATGGGGAAGAGACTTGAAGTCCTTCAACTCATAAACTGAGTTAATAAGGGACAAGTCGGCTTTAACGCTGGGCAGCATACTCGCGAGAGCACGCTGCGTCAGGACGGAAAGGCCAAGCGGAGCAGGTACGAAACTCTGATCCGC